AAGAACCTATGTCCCCCACTCGATCTAGAATCTGATTACCAAATATTCCATATTCTCCATGAATGACACTAACGATGTCTCTTTTAAAATCAGTCCAGGCACCGTTGAAATATCCTTCTACATAATAAGCTTCAAACTCTGCCATTAAACAAGTCCTAATTGTTGTAACTTTACAGCCAAAGCATCACCGGTGGCTTTTCCAATTTCTTTAGCCGTTGGATAGGATTGTTGCGATTGTGAGTTGCTTTTTGCAGGCGTAACCATCCCGCCTTGACTTCCGGTTAATAAATAAGTTTTACTTCCCTCGCTGTATAATTCAGGCTTACCACCTTCAGCAACCTCATACATCGAACTGGCAACCGTAAACCCACCGGACGCAAAACCTTCAGGCGTACCACCACCAACTCCAATAACACCCCCACCTCCTACTACTACTTTTCCTGATCCAGAATAACCAGAACCGTGTACCTCGTTGTAATTAGTAGTAACTGTAAATGTAGCGTTCTTGTCTCCTGGTACAAAATTACTCCATTCGTCTTGTACCTTTCGCATTTCATCAACGGCGGTCTGGCTATAAATTCCCCACTCGACACCCTTCGCTAGTAAAAATTCAGTTTCTTCTATTGATAATCCATCAATAGCTAATTGTTGTTCAAGATACCCCAAAACGATCCTATGAGTTGCAAGTGCATGTTCGTCCGCATTCTCTTTGGCTTTATTGGAGTTTTCTTCGATCTTCGCGTCAAGTTCGCTAATAACTTGTCCGGTCTCTGAATATCCCTGTTTTACTTTCAAAGCACGTTCTTCTAATAACTTTGTTCGTTCCTCTGTGAGCTTATTAGCAGTCTCGTTGTATTCTTTTTCCGCAGCCGTGAAACTGGCGGTCATGGATAGCATTGACTTACCAAGTCTCGTTATATCCTCTATCATTTCATCGGTTGCATTTATTTGTTCATTAGCACCAGCAACCCACTGATTGATAGTAGTATCCCAAACCATACCGCTTGTTAAATAAAGTTCGGTAAGGCGTTCCATTTCATAAATCTGTTCTTGTATTTTTATTATTTCTTCGTCTCTTATTCCAAGTCCATATTTCTGCATTGCCCAGTTATAGTTTTGTCCGCTAATTTTAACAGCCCTTCCATATTCCAATTCGGCTTCTTTAGCGTCGGCTGCATTCTCCCAGTTATTAGCCCAAAAATCATTCCATTGCCTTGTAAGAGTAGTGGCATCTTTTCCTAAAATCTCTTTATAGTTTTCCCAAGCCACGTTAAGACGGTTCGTTCCATCACTAGCCTTTTCCATCGCTTCAGCAGTTCCACTAACTTGTTTTTCAACCTCGGCAAGAATTATGGCTTGCGCTTTTGCTAATTGATTAGTGTCTACAAAGTTTCTAATCTGTTCTTTTTGGACTTCAGAGAACGTAACACCAGACCTTGATAATGCGGTAACGCCCTTGATAGGATCGTTTAACGCTTTTCCTAACTGTAAACTTGCAGAATCCAAAGAACCAAAAGTTGTCTGTAAATCTAAGGCTGCTCTCATAGCCCGCGGGAATTCATCTTTTCCGATATTCCTAAAGGTGAGCATCATTGATTGAGCGTTGGCAATCGCTTCATCGTCAATGCCAGTTTTCTTTGACTCAATCGCTGCCATTTCACTTAATTGTTTAGCAGTTACCCCCGCAGCATATCCAGTCGCTTTAAGGATAGCTTCTTGTTTTGCCATAACAATATTTGACTCATTGGCTGCCTGTTCACACTCTTTGATAAACTGTATTGTTTTTTGAAGTGCCATTCCAGCAAAAGCTATTCCACCTGCCATGCCAAATGAAACGCCCGTCAATGCCTTAAATGAATCACCCAAAGCGCCCGTACTCTTAGTTCCCTCTTTAGAGAAGTTTTGAGTATCGGTTTTTGCTTGAGTAAGTCCTTTATTGTATTCAGACTTATCCAATATGAGTTTAGCTACAATACGTGCGGCTTCGGTTGCGGACGTTGTCATTTAACTCCAAAAGCCCTTTTAGCTTCGGCTCGTAGTTCTTCTCTGTGATCTTTGCGATACTGTTTTAATTCTTCTGGAGTCATATCGTCAATGTCATCCTCATACAACTTATAAACTTTGGTCATGTCTCGCATGAAGTCTATTGCCTTGAATTGTTTTTTACCTTTATTGGCAATAGTCCACATTTCAGCAAGCATTTTTCCGAAACGATATTCTTGTTCTTCCCAGCCCCACGGCTCCAATAAGTACATTAGTTCCCAGTCGTGGTATTCCGTTCCAAATAACTCTCGTACTTCAGCTCTCGTTTTGTGAAGCGCCAACCCTAACCTCATTTCAAATAGGCGGTCAGGGTCGGCTATTAGTTTTTTAATTCTTCATTACGAAGTGCCCTTCCAAGTTTCTTTGCAACTTTCGCATCACCTAACATATTGGAAAACTTGAGAATTTCACTGGCTACCCAGCCAATAAACTCACCTGCTTTTTTATCAAGTTCTTCAACGTCCGCAGGGGTGAACATGATTGTCCCGGTCGAATCACAAATACCTCTAGAACAGATCCATGAGTCGTTACCATATAATCCAACCATGCTGGCTTCTACGTTTCCGTTTATCATTTTGCTATCAAAGAACTTCCGTTTAAGGTACATATCCTGATCGCCTCTTGAAAGTTGTCTGATAAAAATCTTTTGACCGCCCCAAGTAGGAATAGTATCAGGGACGGTCAATTCCTTATGGTTAATGTCAACCATTGCCAAAATATCTTCACGAGTTAATGCCATTCAAAACCTTTCTACTAAGCGAATGATGGTTTTCCTGAAACCTTTATTGAGAATGCAATTTTTCCCTGAGCGGTTAATGGGGTGGTAGGATTAAGGACTGTAATATGCCCTGTAAAACTAAACGTACCCAAAGAATCAGGCAAAACAAGTTTCCAGTTATGGTTAGAATCGTCTGTAAACGACTCCAACAAACCTGTATTTTCGTCATGGGTTGCGTTGTTGGGCAACCAGTTGCCTTCACCAGAAACGCTGCCGCCGTCCTTCATTCCAGCCAAAAACTCTCTGTATCGGCTGGCGCTCGAATGATTAGTTACTTCAATCGAATCTTTTGACATTTGAGGAGGGTTAATATCTGTAAGTTCCGCAATAGAAGTAAAGGTTTCCGATGTTGCACCATCACCAAGTTGTAATGCGGTTCCAAAAGCCCAAAATGCACTTGATACCATAGTATGCTCCTTTAGTTAGGATATCCGTCAGGCAATCTAATAACAGCAACTTTCAAATCAGCATCACTTACTGTGATTTTGATTTTCTTTGAAGTATCCTGCCAGCCTAAATTATTAGTGAGTCCAACTGAAAACATTGCAAACTCACCAATTCCGATTGAATAGTCTGTAATGGTTCCTAGTCTATTTTTTTCATCAACCACACTGGTTATTGTTACGGTTACAGCTCCAGCATCGCTATTCTGAAAAAACAATAAATCGTTACCATTACACACCCAGGTATTACCGTCTGTAATAGTTCCAGCCACGGGGGTGAAGTGAGCAGCAAGAGCACCAACGGCTGCGAAAGGTGCTAACATTTGATACGGGGTTAATGCGGTAGGGTCTGCCATAGTTACTCCTAATTAGGATACCCAGCGGGTAACCGAACAACTGCGCATGTCAATTCAGCGCTTGACGGGGTTAACTTAATTTGTCCAGACGAATTCAACCATCCTTGTGACTTAGTTAATCCCTGTGAAAACGTAGCAAAGAGACCAGCCGCGATTGAATAAGAGGTAATATCCTCCGCACGTCCTTTGTCATCATCCGCACTCGAAATAGTCAAGGTGTTTGTACCCGTACCATTTTTGATTAGGATAACTTCTCTACCTGTACAAGTGAATACGTCACCCTCTGTTACTGTCAAAGCTGTGAAAACGATATCAGCGGTATTGACAGGTAATGGAGTTGCCGGGAACGGTGATAAAAGCTGTTGAACTACAATTGCCGTAGCTGTCATACTAATACTCCTTTACTAATTTGTTAAACATTTTTTCTTGTTCACTTGCAGGAAAGTGAGTAATGACGTGTAGAATCATCTTGTCTTTTTTGTCACTCTCGCTCTCACAATGACCACAATTTTCACATTTCAAAACATCCATAACGCCTTTCCATGTTGTTTTTTTCCAGTATTCACGGCGTACCTCTGGTTTTACGTCTGCCACAATCGCTTTCTGGTTGACGGTCTCAATTGTGCATCCTTCGGGTATGATATGACGCATAGAATCTTCGTCTACCACCCCACCAAGCGCAACTGGTTTTACTTCTTGTTTTCTATGTCTACTCATATCAATCCTTTCAACTATTGGTTGCGATCTCAATTTCGAGAACGTCTCTATAAGCATTCTGATCAGGGTCTTTGGGTACGTCCCTGGTATTCACAAAACATCGTCCTACATTTATTTCACCCATCATTCCGTGATAGCTATCCAAGGCATCTAATAGGGTTCGTTTTCCTTCATCAACACTACTTTCAGTATCTGACACTACGTCACATTGAATGAGAGCCACTCTACCCGCGCGCCCTTGGTGAGTATGTTGGTTAGGACTGGTAATTTCCCACATATAAGCGTAAGGATAGGCTTGACCATCTGGAACGTCTTTACCAGTAATCCTGTGTCCAAAGAATGCAGTCACGGTTGTATTGAGCATTAGAAAAGTTAAGATGTTCGGTATTATTTCCATTTATTGTTTACTCTTCCAGAAAACTCTTTTTGCATTGCATCAATTGTTTTCCTATAATCTTCACGCACTGTTGGTCTAATAAATGGGTGAGGACGGTTGCCAGAAGTGGTAATAAACCCGCCATCTTTTCTCTTGTAAACCCACGGCGTTTTCCTACCCTGTCCATTTTCTGCATAAATACCCGTTCCGTATTCTTGATAGACCGCGTGAGGTGCATCCGATCCAATATCATCCTCAATCTTTTCATTTGACGCTTCTACAATGTGAGATTGTATTTTTTCAATCAATTCTCCTGTGTCGCGTGGTGCACGTTGCCTCATTCCAGTTTTCAAAACTTCAGCTCCGGCTTGTTCAATTTGTGAGAACTCGCTAATGCTAAAATTCAACAAGGATAATTTTTTTTCAATCTCTTTGGTGTCAAAGATTATTGTCATACTGACACCGCCTTTAACGCTACAACGTACCCAAAATCACCTCGTGGCATGATTCCAACAATTTCAAAAGTTTTGTCTGAATAACTCTCGTTTCCAAATCTCTTAGTTATTTTGAAACTGTCACCTTTAGTTGGTTTTGTATTAAGTCTGACTTCGGCTTCGATATTTTCAAGGTCAACGTGATCCTTCCAAATCTCTCGACTAGGTTTATCTGTAAATGAACATTCAACAGGCACGTTAGAAGTTGTCATTACCTCATGGTTGTAAGTATCAAACGTTCCAGTTCCAACAGACTTGATAATGTATCCAGAATCGCTATACATTAACTGTTTAGTTGCTCTCGATAATTGAGCTACAAGTCTGCTATTTGGTAACATCATGCCCCGCCCGATGGATCGGTGTAATGAGAGCCGTCAACTTCTTCGCTGGAATACTCATAACTATCCGCTCTGTGAGCGTGTGTTATGGTACAAGTCGCGGTTGCAGTAGGAGCCACGCCATATTTTTGAACCTTCAACTTCAATAGGTTTTCAAAAGCAGTTCTAGCTTGCCCGTTCGTAACTGACATCCAGTCCAGACGAAAATCAGGAATAGACAATTGAGTAATGATGTATTCGATGCAATTAACCACGGCTTGACCAATCGAAGTAGTTAGAAAATAGTTGATTGTTTCGTCCTCAAGGTAATGCCCTTCGGAATTAACGTCACCTATTTCAAATCTAACTTTTGCCAGGTCGGTTGCGAGTGTGTTATCAAAAGTGAAAGTCATTGTTAGTCCGTAAGCGTGTAAGACGCGGCTAAAGTTCCGGTAGGCGTGCCGTCGTTATTAGATCCACCTTGAGTGAATTTCATTAGTCCAATACCTTGCACATTGAAAGTCATGTAACTTGACTTATTAGCAGTCAACGTGATCTTAGTGTCAGTCAAGGTAATAGCACCGCCAGTAGCGGTTCGTTCGGCGTAAGGATAGGCAGTACCGCCAGGTTCCATTAGAACCGAAGGGGTAATAATCAATCCGGTCTCGTTACCCTTGACATAATCAAAATAAAGAGTGAGGTATTCTTTACCTCTACAATCTATTTCACTACCTATCAAAGTTTGAGTTGTTTTTGCAATTACGGTTGCGGCCTGTAAGACAGCGTTCATTTTTTGCCTTCCTTTTCAGGCGAATCTGATTTTTTTAGCCAATATTCACATTCAGCTATTGCGCCAATATAAGCATTCAGGTTCGCCTGTAATTGAGTTATCTGCGCCTTAGTTTGTTCTTTTTCGTTATTCAATAAACTAAGTCTGTCTTGCAACTCTTGTTTTGTCATTATCGCCCTTATGCAATAGTTCCGGCTTCTATATAAAGAGTTGATCCGCCAACATCAATTGCAATTTTGTGTGTCTTTGTGAAAGTTCCAGAGCTGGATGTAGACAAAAATCCGCCAACGGCATTGATTTTTAAAAGGTTCGTCATATTGGCCGCGCCCGCTAATTCAATGGCAGTTGGAACCGTTGCATCTGCTCCCAAGTAAAGAACAGCGTCACAAACATTAGCTCCGACATTAGCTTCTACTACACCAGCGATAGCATGACATAAACCAGTTACAGCACCATCTCCATCAATTATGCCTAAAACGCCAGTTACCCAGCCTTGTTCAACGGCAGCAGATAACAAAGCCTTTCCAGACAAGCCGGTGAGGTGAGCGTTGGCATCATGGGTAGCCATAGCATCATGGATAGTCAAATGACCTTGTACTGCATAAGCGTCAAATAAATCACCGTGAACGGTTGTGCTTGAAAGCAAACCCTGTAGTTTTACGTGCGGTGTATCGGTGGTGTTGGCAGCACCAATATATGCAGACATGCTTGATGTATCAGCAGTAGTTTTATTGGTTGCGGTTGACATATTTACGGTGAAAGCGATATTGTCAAGAAGAGAAGTATCAACAACGGGGGTTCCATATACACCAACCCCTAGAACAGGTTCGGTATAAGATTCAGGCGCGCCGGTTGTGGTAAATCCGTGTTCAGAAATAACAGGTCCAGAAAAATGAGTAGCCATTATATGTGTACTCCTTTAGAGTTTTAGGGCGGCTAGCCCGATTAACACTTTCGGGGCGGGAGTTTCACCCGCCCTATTATTTTAATTAAACTTCGTGGCCATATACCCACTGGAAGGCATCCCAGCCAAATGAGTAGCGCATGTAACCACGATAGCGAGCAACAAGATTGAAGTCGCTGGTTGGATCCATTGAAAGCTCGGGAGAGACACGATCAAACCACAAAAGATGCAGGTTAGATTTCATTGAATCAATCATGAACCAATTTGTAGCATCAGTGAGGTAAGGATCAGCAACGATACGAAGGCCAGCGCCTTGTAAAGCACTTGCATAGTTGTCTGCGGTGCCAGGTTTCAATAAACCTTTAGTTTCCTCAATCGCAGTAGCTTCCAATTCAACTGGAACGTACAAAACATCGTAGTTGAAAGGAAGGGGATTGCCACGGTCATCCTTCATCTTTTTACCAGCTTGCATAGTTGCAACGATAGCGGCGTAAGACAAAGCAGAGGTACCTTTATTTACAACAGCGGTTGAAACGGTCGGGGAAGTAGGATGAGTAGTAGAGCAAAGAGCCTTACCATCTGCTCCCAAATAAGATGAACTAAACGCGTTGTTAAAGACACTAGCCATGTGAGTGGCGCGGGTTGTACCGTATTCATCACCCAAAGTAGCGGCTTTACGTCGAATCAATCCAGACTGGTTATCATCATAAAGTTTACGGCCAATTTCAAGACCTTTAGCGTATTCTTTATGGGTGAAAGTCTTTTCATAAAGAGGATTGAAGGAATCATATTCAATCGCAGCGGCTTTACCTTCGGCGGTGCTTGAGTTATATTCAGGAACCAAACCACCGCTACCAATACCCTGTGAGTATTCAACAGAGCTTGTAGAGCGTTCGATACCATAGAACTGCGAGGCAGGGGAAGGTACGGCGATAAGCCGGTTATACCATTCGCGCCGCACAATCGGCAAAACAAAACGAGGCCATTGTTCAGAAATCATAGGTGTAGGCATTTGTTACTCCTTAGCAGATTGCCATTTTGGCAGAATTAACGGTGCAGAAAACAGTGAGGCCAGCATCTTCGGTACGCCATACTGACAAACAACCGTTAGCATCATCGGACACATCAAGAGACCCGTCTGCATTGAAGTCACCGGTTTTTCCAGAGAATCCAGACAAAGCTGACGCGTCCGCATCGGCAGTACCCTTGATAACGTCACCGGGTCGAATCATATAAATCTTGATAGGATCGCCTGCGGTCGCGGCGGCGCTCGTAGCTTCTGCGGCAAGGCCAGCAAAAAGAACTACAGAGGCGGTTGCCTCGTCAAGTTCACCACCTGTCAAAATCAACGCAGTCCCGATCTTAGTTTCAAGAGCGGTAGACGCTTGAAAGACAGCGGTTTTTGGCGGTTCAAGCCCAAACAAGTTTGTTACGTATTCCCAAGTAAAACTCGGAGCAGCCATTTTTATTTTTCCTTTTTAGTTTGTTTGTATGTCTATTTCGTTTTTTACGCCCAACGCGGCTTTTGACATTTTTCGATAGTCGATTATTTGTATTCTCTTACTACTGTTACAAGAGCGGCATAAAACTTGTGCGTTTTCTTTTTCGTTCCTACCGCCCAATAAAACCGGTATTATGTGATCTAATGTCAAATCATTTTCAGTTCCACATTTTTGACACTTGTAATCTGCTTCAAATAAAAGTTCTCTCCATTCTTTAGCGGTCAAATGTCCGCCATTTTCATTTTTACGCGCCCTTCGGTTCTTTGTTTTCATTTGAACCTTTTCAGGGTTTTTAGCTTCCCAATTTCTTCGCCTTACTCTCGTTTTTTCAATGATGTTAGGATCGTTTTCGATGTATTTACGAGTTCGTTCTTTTTGTTTTTCAGGACAAGCCGCATATCTTTTTCTGCATTGTTCGTTGTATTGATCTTTCTTTGCTTTTCTTTGTTCACTTATCCTGTCTTTGTTTTCTGCATTCCATTTTGTTTTTGCTACATAAGATTTTTCTGGATTATTTATTCTCCAATTCTTATTTGTTTCTAAAACCTTTTCTTTATGTTTTTCGTACCACTCATGCGATTGTATTTTTATACAGGCCTTGCAACAATACGCATATTTATCTTTTGAAGTGTTACAAATCCCAAAATCACTTACTGGTTTTATTTCTTTGCATCTGCAACACGTTTTTTCTGTTATACTTGTCATATCGAAGCACCTCCCCGTGCTTTGGTCGATTGCCTGGGTGTTTATTCACCGCAGGCATTACTATTTAAACTTTGCGTACTCTTCGGCTGTAATGCCGTGTTTTTTCGCTTCAGCTAACTCTTCCGGTGTCAGGCTTGCAATGTCAGGACTTCCACCACCTTGTTTTCCGGCTCCAATGTCAATTCCTTTTTCCTTCATCAACACGTTCTTGTTTAGTGAAATCCAGGTCAATTTCTGATTGGTTGTTAATCCTTCCGGAACTAAAGTTCTGAAATGCTCCGGTATTTCATTGATCTGACTTTCCAAAACACTTTGTAAAACTTTTTCTGATTCTTCTGCAATTGATGCTTTTGGCTTCAATCCTTCAGCTTCGGCTTTGGCTTGTTCGTAAAGTTCTTTGTACTTGTTCGCTTCAATAAGCCGTTGTTCTTCAGAGTCTTTTTGCGCTTTTTCGATAGCAGCTAATCGAGCTTCCAAATCCTTTTTCGCATTGTTGACCTCATCGAACCTTGATTTTGGAATCATGTGTTCTTTATTCTTTTCAGCTTCGGCTTTTTCGTATTCAGCGATTGAAGCCTTTTCTTCGTCGGTCAACTCTGGCTTAACTTTCAATAGGTCATAATCTTCTTTTTTTAACATTCTGGATTCCTTTCTACGGTTTTTACGTGGACGTCACGAGGTAATAAAAAAGCGGACACTCTATTTGAGTGCCCGCTGGGCTAGTTGCCCGGTGAGACTTACTGTTTTATTATAGCACGTTTTATTTCATGTCAACTCTTAAAAACACACCTTTGAAGATATTCTTTTGGAGTAATACCCATGCGAATGATTCTCAAATTAATAACCCGTTGATGCTGTGTCATTGTTTTGATAGATTTCTTTTCTTCATTACTCAATAAAGGATCGAATCTCTTTACTCGTTTTTTTGCCCGGTTAGGAGCGGGTGCTTTTAGTTCAACAGGATAAACAGGTAACTTCTTCGGCTCGTGTGTCGTGTATTTTGGGTTCATTCTTCCTCAAATATCTCGGCATTTATTGTAATCTTTTTGTCAACCTTACCGCGTCGTGGTTTCCTGTTTACCATGAATTCAAGTAGCTTGATCGTGTCAGTCTTTGTTGTAGCGAAGTAATCATAATCACCTTCCGCTAATATCTCTGACAATTGTCCCTTCAGCAGTTCTAACTTTTCACCCGTTGGAGAGACGAATCTTTTACCGCGTCTCAGGATGTTATCAGCTGCGTACCTTTCAATCATTATTACCAGTTGGTTAATGTCTTTACATTGCATATTATCCTCTTTTCAAGTGTTTTGGTTCAATTGATCTAGGCAACTCCAAAAAGTTTTCAATCGCCCCAAGAGCGATTAGAAGCGCCTGCCTGATTGCCATGAGTAATACTTTTAGTTTAGTGTCGGTCATTATCTATGTTATCAAAAATAATCTTTTGAATCTTTGGCAACGGATCGCCTCGCAACCACCTGTAAACTCTTGAGTTCATCAATCTAATTATAAGCCTTTGTCTCCATGTAAAACTTACACCAATTCTTGATAATGATTTCATTCCATCAACCGCACTTTGTAAAGCGTCACCAATCAATTTGACCGCTGCTAATAAATCCCTATGAGAGTCTTTTTGAGATTTCGTTTTTACGCGGTATTTTGATTGCAGTTTTTGGATGTCTGATTGATTAATCATTTATTACTCCGATCCAAATAACTAATAACCATCTGCAAGTGACTTGTCACCCGTTCTTCGTGTTCAACTCCATCCTCTCGCATTTCATTCAAAACAACGTGTAATAATTCATGGATGATAATTTTCTCAATCTCTTTTTCTTCCATGTCTTTTAGTTGCACATAACTAAAATCCAAATCAGCCGTGAAATACTTCCAACTCGTATCGCACCTGGCAACCGTACAATGTCCTTGAGTTGTTGATTCTCCAAGATAATCCCTGATGTTAAAATTGATAGTCCACATTCCGAGAAATAAATTACGCTTCCATTTCTTCAAATATTTATTGATTATCGCCTTTAGTTGGAGTGTGGTCAATTGATACCTTTCTACTCTGTTTGATCTTTACTGTTGGCATAAAACGATTTTACTACTTCAATTCCTAAAAACCCTGGCACCATGCCTGAATAAAACTTTGTAGAAATTGTGTGTAAATCGCTCTCGAATTTAGTATAAAAAATAAACTGACCATCAAAGCAGTATTGAGTTGTATTATCGTCTTTTACGGCCAGTGTTCTCTTTGAAAAATCTTCATCCGTTGCGCATAAATTTCTGTATTCTTGTAATATATTTTCTATTCTTTTTGCAGTTTCACGCGCCAACTTTTCAGACACTTCTTGAATAATATAACCCATTGAACTATTCACCCTCGCCAGCCTTTCTATACTCGAATTCACACTTGCAATTTTGCGAACATTCTTCCGCGCCTATTTCGTCAAGCGTTCCGATTGGTTGCCATCCTAACGATGCCTGCGCTAAACATCCGGTACAATGATCAGCGGCTCCTAAAACCCTGCGCTCCTCTGTAAACCCATCATTGATCTTTTCGCGTCTCTCGAATCTCTCAAGAGCGGCGTATCCAGATTCTCTGTAAAGGTTCATCCGATTATCAAGTCTACCAGTTAACCATTTTTGTGGATTATCTGCAATATCTTTAGCAAAGTTATCCAGGAACGCGTATTGCTTTTTGACCTCTGACCCTACGTATCCCCAATCTGCAAACGTGACGAATTCCCTACCACCTTTGATTAACATCATAGCGGTATCTTGCTCTTGCACGATCAATGCGCGCATTTGAGAAGTCCACTCCCCTAAAGAGATTAGACCTTCTTTTAGCGCTTGAGCGAGTTGATCCCAGTTCACTTGATCGCCTTCAAATATTCCAAATACGCCTGCCTAATTTCTTTTCCAGACAATATCCTACCCGTTTTATCGGAGTACATTTTCGTCTTTGCGTTCCAGTAAAAATTAGAC